AATCAAACGTCAGGCACCGATCAGGTCATGGACTATGCAGGTCATGGCCGAAATCAAGCCTACCAAATCGCTAAAAACGGAAAGCGCATGAAGAGAGACATGGAATTCATGTTGACCAACAATGTTGCTCAAGTAGCAGGCGATTCAACCACAGCAAGAATTAGCGCTGGTATTCCATCTTGGTTAAGTTCTAACTTTACTGATGGTGGAACCGGAGGCGGTTCTGCTGGTAGTTTGGGTACAACTGCAATGACGAATTCCGGCGGTAGAGCTGCTATCACGGAAGATAACATCAAAGTTGTTATCAAGCAGTGTTATGACTCTGGGGGAAGCCCAGATCTGATCCTGTGTCCGTCTAATGTCAAGCAGGCGATCTCAGGCCTTTCGTCTAATGTAGGTCCTGGTTATCCGCTAAGGGTAGCCGCTTCCACATCTGGTCAGGCAACCGCTGTAAACGCAGTGGACGTCTACGTCAGCGATTTTGGAACTTTCAGAATCGTACCAGATCGGAACCTTGCTACGGATGGTCCGGGAAGTAATGCCGGTAATGTTTTCTTCTTGGATATGGATTATTGGAGTGTTGCATGGCTCCGTCCTTTCCAGACTGTTGATTTAGCAAAAACGGGAGACTCTATCAAACAGCTCCTGTTGGCTGAATTTGGTCTGATTTCAAAGAACGAAAAATCCAGCGGTATCCTGGCATCTGTTCAGGCGTAATTAAGAGAAGGGGGTGGGGCAACTCACCCCCAACTTAACATGGAAGAACTAGAAAAAATAGCAGTAAAAATGAACGCCGAGAAAAAGAAGGCGCAAGCAAAGAAACCTAAAACCGGACCACAAAACACCCAAGAGTGGTTGGAAGAGGGTGTAAAGGAAGGCAGAGGTTCTGGGTTTGGGAGAAAGATATATGGCATCTGAAACACTTGTTCTCGACAAGGACAAGGTCCGTAGAACCGACATGCACTTTGATGAGGTGGATGACACCATCACCTTTAACACCGTGCAGGATGTCGGCCCGATGTTGGAAGAGAACAAAAAGAAGATGAACGCGTATGGTGACAAACTCTCCCTCGGGAAAAGAGGGGAGTGGCATCACACCGCTTCTATCCCCATTACAATCTGGGAAAAGTGGATGCAGCAAACCAACGGGGCCATAGAAAAGGACACAACACTACTGGCAGCTTACTTGAACAACCCAGACTATAAGTATTTCAAAGTAGCCCCAACAAACCTATAGGTACAAGATATGATTGACATTAGTAATATTTTCAAACCAGGGGTAACACACACTTTGTCTGCCACCGACTCCAGTGGTGCAACCCGAACTTCAGCGTTTAGCGCTCAGGTGACCATTGTGATGCTCACAGCTACTGCTGACTGCTTTATAGCATTTGGGGGTGAACCAACCGCTACCACATCTTCAGTATTTATCACCCAAGATACACCCTACTTTTTTGGGGTGAGTTCTGGGTCTATGTGCGCCGCTATAACTTCTTCTGGAACTTCTTCGGTCTACATTACTGAATTAGGACGGTAAGTGCGTAATGTCGCTGTAGTAGGGTTAGCACCTTCTACACATGACGACGCACCATACAATGACCCTCACTGGGAAATGTGGGGACTCCCCTGGGACGAAGAGGGTTGGCCCTACTTTGATCGCTTGCTCGATATACATCCCCTGGAGTGCATAAGGGAAGCAACTCCATCATTTTACCGGAGCGGATACGAAGACAGACTAAGGGAACTAGACGTCCCTTTGTATATGCAGGAGGCCTACCCGGACATCCCAAACGCTATTCGATACCCACTAGAGGAAGTTTCCTCAGTAGTGGGGGACTACTACAACTCTTCCATTGCTTACCTTTTAGGGATGGCCATAGTGGAGAAGGTAGACAGGATAGGAATATGGGGGGTTGACATGGATTCTGAAGGTGCCCCTGGTCATGCAAATGAATACAGGGATGAACGCCCTAACTGTGAATACTTAATAGGGTTTGCACGGGCTAAAGGTATAGGGATCTACTTACCCGATGCTTGCCCACTCTTAAAATTTAATGGCGAATTCCCATTAGGGAAAGTCATCCCGAAATACGGACATCGTTATGGATACTTGGAAAAAAACTAGATGGCTATAGGAAACTACACAGAACTCAAGACCGCTGTAGCGAACTGGATCAACAGGGATGACCTGACAGACCGAATTCCAGAGTTCATAGCATTGGCGGAGGCACGGTTCAACCGTATTCTTCGGGTGAGCGCTATGGAGGGTCTTTACACTGCAGACACCGTTAAGGCCCAGAGAAACTACAACCTACCCCCAAGATACCTACAGATGAGATCCCTGCGCTTAAACAGGGACCCACTGGTCGTGCTCACGTACCTGACTCCAGAAATGATGGACAGGGTCTGGGCTGGGAGTGCGGTAGGAATCCCTAACGCTTACACGATAAAGGCTAGCGACATATTCCTAGGACCTGCTCCGTCTGCTGTGTATGAGATGGAGATGGATTATTTTAGGAAGTTCGACGCCCTGTCCACTTCCACCGCAACCAACTGGGTGATCATAAATGCCCCAGATGTTTATCTTTATGGAAGTCTTCTCGAAGCAGAGCCTTTCATAATGAACGATCAAAGAACGGCTCTCTGGTCTGCTGCATTCTACAAAGCGATAGACGACATACAACTTCAGAACGATAAAGACAGGCACTCTGGTTCTGAAATGAGGATAATGAATACTGGCGGATACCCGTAATGGCTGCTCCAATCCCATGGAACCAGGCCAAAACTCCCATTGACTGGGATGTCATAGCGATAAATTGGAATACCGCTGCTAAGGCTAACACAGGTACTTACGGCGCATTGTCCGACCAGGCTATCACGGGTGAGACCGCATTATCCCCTCAAATTACATTCGGAGCTTTAGCAGACCAGGCAACTACCGGCCTGTTATCAATCTCAGCTAGTGGAGCATTCGGTTCCCTGGGAGGTATTGCCTCTACAGGCGGTATGAGTTTTGCTGGGAATGTTTCTATGGGGGCGCTTGCAGGTCAAGCTGTAAGTGGAGGTCTATCTATAGCAGAGACTGCCTCTTTAGAAGCGCTTGGCGATTACATTAACAGCGTTAATCATGCAGAAGATGTGAGCATAGGTGCGCTTGGTGATTGGTCTTCTACGAGTGCATTTCTATGGAATGAGAAGTCGGACATAGCAACGACATGGACAAAAGTACCTTAAAGAGGAGTAGCGTAAATTGGATTTTCAACCAACCTTAGAGGCCCACGGAGGCTTACACATGAATGAGATAAGAGATGTAGATCTTAGCCTCGAAAATTATTGGGAAGTGGTTTGCCATGACTCAAACGGGGTCGAGAAGTGGAGAGAGAAAAACAGTAATCTGGTCACTACGGCAGGTGCCAATCATATATTGGATGGGACCTTCAAAAGTGGGACTCAGATAACAAGCTGGTATGTGGGCCTGAGTAATACCGGGGCCAGCCCTGTCATTGCGGATACCATGAGTTCCCACTCTGGTTGGACTGAGCTGGTGCACACCACAAAATACTCAGAGACTGTAAGACAGACCCTGACGTTAGGCTCTATCTCTGGAACAACCACAAGTACCTGTGATAACAGCGCAAGCAAGGCAACCTTTTCCATGAACGCCACAAGCACAGTAGCAGGTGCGTTTGTTGTCAGCAATAACGCCACCTCTTCTGCGACCACAGGCACCCTGTACGGTGTTGTGAACTTTGGTTCGGAGAGAGGGGTTATCAGTGGGGACACACTGACAGTCACGGTTACGCTTACTGCTAAAACAGCGTAGTAGGAGGGTCTAATGACTACTGAAAACGCTAGCTATATAAGCGAATTTAACACCGCATACCCAGCCGACGGTGATGCCGTCGGTGAGGGTGGTGGTACAACTACGGGAACCGGGTCAACTAGGGGCCACTTGAACATGATCAAGTACGCCCTGAAGACCCAGTTCAGTGGGTTATCAGGAACTACTGCGGTTACTTCCTCTGAGGCAGAGATGAACTATCTGGACATCTCTACACTTGGCGTATCTCAAAACTCCAAGGCGCTAACTCAGAATGCTTCTGGCGAAATAACCATAGGCACTGGGAGTGTTTCCACTGGAGTCACACGAGGTGCCCCCATAACCATTACTCAAGGTACAGATATAGATTTGGATACGGGAAACAATTTCCTGTGGACTCCTGCTGCAGCGGATGAATTATCTTTCACCAACGAAACCACTGGTCAGTCAGGATTTATCAAGCTGATAAACCCCTCTGGCTATGCCATTACCAAAGAATCAACAGTAAAAGCCTCATCTACATTCCTTGCGGATGTAACAACTGCTGGCACTTACCTGATTACTTATTTTTCTGACGGAACCAACGTATACGTTTCCGCTTCTGCTGCGCTT